TATATACACCGGCATCTTTTAGCCACATTTACAAACTAAAGACTACTCAATTGTCTAATGATAAGGGCACTTGGTTTGGTTGGGAAGTTAGTAAAGTAGGTCCTATAACTGACGCAAGTACGTATCAACAAGCTAAATCGTTTTCTGAAAGCATCTCTAAAGGTGCTGTGAAAGCTAAGCATGGTGAGCCAAAACCCGCGGAAAGTAAAAGCATTATATAATCCCTTAGGGGTATGTGCACAGTGCGGACCGTTTGGGAGACTAAGTGGTCCGCATAGACAGGATAACTATGAGCGAAAAGTATATAAAATTTTTTGATGGTTTTAGGAAAGCTTACGGAACAGCTGAACTTAAAAATGCAGAACGTGACCCAGATAGTGGTAAATTAAAATTACCTAATGGTGCATATGGATGGACACACCAAGAACTTACTGACGAGATTTATGAGAAACATTTAAATGGAACTTTATCTATAGGTGTACAAGCATGTACAGAAAATTCACAAGCAAGGTTTGGTGTTATAGATATTGATCCTAAAAGTTATGATAATTTTGATAAAAAACTTATTATAGATAAAATTCAAGAATACAAATTACCACTGATACCTGTACTTTCTAAAAGCGGAGGAATGCATCTATATTTATTTATGGATTCTTTTGTACTGGCCACTAAGATTGTATCATTTTTAAGTAACCTACTTCCAATATTTAAATTACCACCTAATTGTGAGATATTTCCTAAACAAACACAACTAACAAAAGATCCGGAATCGGGGAAAACAAACGTGGGTCAATTTATAAACTTACCTTACTTTAAAAAGTCAGAGAGGTTAGCAATAAACCTAGATGGTAAACCTTTTACTTTTGATGAATTCATCGCAGTAATAGAAAGTAATACAGTCAATGAAAACGGTTTAAAAGAAATAACAGAAAGCATAGAAAAAAAAGATTTAGAAGGTGTTGACGATGAATTTACTGAAGGACCTCCTTGTCTAGCGCATCTTAGCAAGATAATGAAGAATCCAGGCTTTGATGGCAAAGACAGATTTATGTATAATTATCATGTGTTTGTGAAGATGAAGTATCCAGATGATTGGCAACAAAGAGTGATGAATGCACCAGTTAAATATTTTGAACCCGTACATGCAAATGCATGGGAAGCAAAAACTGTGACTGCTAAAGTTAGATCATGGACTAAGTCTGAAAAAGGATATACCTGTACTCAAAGTCCTTTAAGTGATTATTGCAAAAAAGGAATATGTGTAAAAAAACAATATGGAATTTTAGCAGGGTCTAAAGGATCTTATCCTGTACTAACTAATTTAAGAAAAATAGATATTGAACCAGAACCAGAATATGAATTTGATGTAACTAAACCAGATGGTATTGGTAAAGCTACTGTGTATTGTAAAAGTATTGAGCATCTTACGGATCAACGTAAACGTAGAAACTCTATAGCAAGAGCTGCTGGTTTTCCTCCACCAATAATAAAAGCACCAGAAGATCAAACTATTTTAGAATCTCTTTTCAGTACACAGACAATAGTAAATCCACCTATTGGTACTTCCCCTAAAGAAAAATTACATGATGTATTACATGCAAAAATTAATGGACCCAAAGCTATGAACGATGCAGCATTTAAATCAGGGACTGTATTAATAGAAGATGGGTTTGCATATTTTAAATTTGATAAGTTTTACGATAAACTTAAAGCTAAGAATTGGAAACATAGCGAAGATAAAACCGGTGTTATGATGAAAAATAACTATCAGGAATGTGGGTTAGAATTTATAGAACAAAAAAGATTCCCAACAAAAGAAAAAGGTAAGTACAATACACCGACAAAGAATGTAGTTTCAGTTAGTATCAAAGAGTTTGAAGATGTAAAAATTAATCACACAAAAATAAAACACAAAACGGATATAATGTAATGATACAGACATCTTTTTTTGAAGAGGAAGAAGAAATATTTATAGACCCAAATGGTCTAAACCCTGTGAAAATGGAAGATCTTATAAAAGATAAAAATATTCCAAAAGATAAATTTTTAATTTACCCTTCTGGGGGTTATCATCCTTTTTATGGGGTACCTAATACTTTTCCTATATACCAAGAAAAAATATGGCCTTATATAAAAACAATTAACAAAATTAAAACGGGTAGGCCCAATAAATTTATTGGACAAATGACTTGTGATTTTGGTACGACAGGTTATCCAAGAGTAAATTTTTCAGGAGCTGGCGAAAAGTATGTGGGTTGGGATCAAAAAATTCACAGATTGATAGCGCAAGCTTTTATTCCTAATCCAAAAAACCATCCTGTTGTTATGCACCGCAATGACGATCATACTAATTACCTTATAAGTAATTTAAAATGGGGTACTTATAGTGAAAATAATACAGGTAAGGTAGGTAAAAGACCAGATACCAATGAAGATAAATATAAAAATATGTTGCTTAAAGGAATTGTAAAAGGATGAGTACTAGAAAAATATACGGGCCTCCGGGAACAGGAAAAACAACTAGACTAGTTAATTATGTACGTACTCTAGTTAGGTTTGGTACACCGATAGATAAAATTGGTTACTTTGCATTTACAAAAAAAGCTGCAGAGGAAGCTGTTAACAGAACTTTAGATCTTTACCCAAAGTATAATAAGAAAGATTTAAAATATTTTAGAACTTTGCATTCACTAGCTTTTACTTTGTTGGGTATGAAGAAAAGTAACGTTATGCAAGAGGAACATTACGAAGATATAGGTAGGAAGTTGGGTATAGAGGTTACAGTTTATTCTAATGGAGAAGATAAGACAGGATTTGTAGACTCAGACAGTGAATATTTTAACATAATAAATGCAGCAAGAATTAAAAATTTAACTATTGAAGAAGAGTACAACACGGACATGTATTCTGAAGACATAGACAAACACCTATTACAAATTTTAAAAGATGAAGTAGATAATTACAAGTACTCGTATGGCCTGGTAGATTTTACAGATATGATTGAAAGATTTAATGTGTCCGAATTGTGTCCAAAATATGACGTAGTATTTATTGATGAAGCACAAGATTTATCGCCAATACAGTGGAAAATGTACGATATACTTAAGAAAAACTCTAAACATATTATCTTAGCCGGTGATGATGATCAAGCAATTTATGGATGGGCCGGTGCAGATGTTGCAAGGTTTCAAGGTGAGCCTGCAAAAGACATAGTCTTGCCACAATCATATAGAGTACCCGGTGCGGTGCAGGAAATAGCAAACTGTATTTTAAATAGAATACCAGACCACAGAAGAATTAAAAAAAATTGGAAAGCAAGAAAAGATATACTACTCCCAGTAATACAACGAGTTACTTCAATAGAAGATGTACCATTAAACTTAGGTGACTGGTTAATACTTGCACGAACAAATGATAAACTAACTAAAATACAATCTATATTAAAAGATATGGGAATATATTTTGAAATAAAAGGTAGAAAAAGTTACAGGACTAGACTGTATAAGTCAATACAAGATTACACACGTTGGACAACTGGTGACATGTTATCATTATCTGAATGTAAAGATTTATTTGAGTTCTTAGAATTAGATACAGAGCTAACTGATGAACGTATGTATGACTTAAAAGAATTTGGTTTTAGTCTTACAGACCATTGGTATGAAGTATTTAAAGCTGATCCAGAAGAATGTCTATACATTAGAGAAATGATGCGTAATGAAGAAAAATTATCGCAAACACCAAGAGTTAAATTGCAGACAATACATGCAGCCAAAGGTGGTGAAGCAAATAATGTTTTAATTATTTTAGATAATACTAAAAAAATAAGAGAAGCAGTTGAGAAAAGTCAAGACAAATACGATGAAGAACAAAGAGTTTGGTATGTAGGGGTTACCCGTACAAAACAAAACTTATATATAATGGAAGCAAAAAGAGAGGACAGAGGTTATGACATCTAAAGCATATGATAAACAAATTGGTGGATCACATTACCAAAAATATAAAATACAACCTAGTAAGTTTGTAGTTGAGAACGAATTGCTATATCCTGAAGGTTGTGCTATAAAGTATATAGTGAGACATCGCGATAAAGGAAAAAAACAAGACTTGGAAAAAGCAATACATTTTATAGAAATGATAATTGAAAGGGATTATGGAACCAGATAATGATATACCAGCCTACATGGGTTTGTTTACTTGTTTATTAGTTTTTTGTTATTTGGTGGCATCATGAAAAAATTTAATATTACTAAAAAACAAATGGATCTTTTTAATTTCATTAAAGATTATATTGATAAAAATAACATAGCACCTTCTTATGAAGAAATGAAACAAGGTACAGGTTGTTTAACTAAGTGTACAATTTTTACAAAAGTTAATCAGTTGCAAGAAAGAGGGTGGATAACAAAACTACCTGGAAAAAATAGAAGTATAACAATAGTAAAAAGGGATTTAAATGAAGATACCAGTATTTAGTGCACAAACAGAATGGGTTATACCTACAGAATTTCCAGACCTAACACAGGTTGACGAGATTGCAATTGATTTAGAGACAAGAGATCCAGATTTAATTAAAAAAGGATCTGGTGCAATCATAGGTAATGGAGAAGTTATAGGAATAGCTGTAGCAACTACTTATTACAAAGGATACTTTCCAATCAATCACCACGGTGGTGGCAACATGGACCGGAAGAAAGTATTAGAATGGTTCCAAGATATTTTAAATACAGAGTCTACAAAAATATTTCACAATGCAATGTACGATGTATGTTGGATCAGGGCACTGGGACTAAATATAAATGGTAGGATTGTAGATACAATGATAGCGGCAGCTGTAACTGATGAAAATAGGTTTAGATATGATCTTAATAGTTTGTCCTGGAAGTATAATGGTTATGGTAAAAGCGAAGCTGGCCTGAGTGAGGCAGCAGCGGAATGGGGTATCGATCCAAAGTCTGAGATGTATAAATTACCATCATTAAATGTTGGTGCTTATGCCGAACGTGACGCTGAAGCTACGTTTGGTTTGTGGCAAGAAATGAAAAAAGAAATTACAGCACAAGACACACAATCTATCTTTGATTTAGAGACAGATTTATTTCCTTGTCTAGTTGACATGAGATTTAAAGGTGTAAGAGTCGATGTAGAAGGTGCACAAAAGCTGAAGAAAACATTAATAGAAGAAGAGCGTGCAATACTTACAGAAATAGAAAAAGAAACTAATGTAAGGCCACAGATATGGGCCGCAAGAAGTATAGCAGAAGTATTTGAGAATTTAAAGATACCATTTGAAAGAACAGAAAAGACAGATGCACCAAGTTTTACAAAAAACTTTCTACAAGAACACGAGCATCCTGTTGTGAATCTAATTGCAAAAGCAAGAGAGGTTAACAAAGCACACACAACTTTTATAGATTCTATTCTAAAGTATGAACACAAAGGTAGAATACATGCAGAGATAAATCAGTTACGTAATGCGGGCGGTGGTACAGTTACGGGAAGATTCTCATATCAGAATCCTAACTTACAACAAATTCCAGCACGTAACAAAGATCTTGGACCAAAGATAAGAAGTTTATTTATACCAGAAGAAGGTTGCAAGTGGGGATGTTTTGACTACTCACAACAGGAGCCACGTCTAGTTGTACATTACGCAGCATTATATAAACTACCATCAGTGTATGATGTTGTAGACGCTTACAACGATGACCCTAACTCAGACTTTCACCAGACAGTAGCAGACATGGCTGAGATTAAAAGAACACAGGCCAAAACAATTAACTTAGGATTGTTTTATGGTATGGGTAAAAATAAATTACAAGCAGAGCTAGGTGTATCAAAAGAAAAAGCTAATGAATTATTTAATACTTATCATGGCAAGGTACCTTTTGTTAAACAAC